ATCAGGTGATGGGTCGTGCTATTCGTATTTGCTCACACGCCAGTTTACCCATGGAAGAACGAACGGTTCGGATTAGCTTCTACGTCAGCGTATTCACAGAGCAACAAGCCAAGTCTACAGAGGGCTCGAACAACGTAGTTCCCATTCGTCGTACGGATACCGAGACGAAGCGGTATGAAGGAGATCCGGTCGATACGTTCATGACCACAGACGAGTATCTGTATGAGAAGAGTTATGAGAAGGACGTGACCAACAAGCGGATTGGTATTCTGTTAAAACAGGCTTCGGTCGACTGCGAAATCCATAGGAAACTTCATAGTCGGGAAACTCCCGTGTTATCGTGTATGCGGTTTGATAGCACCGCAACAGGTGAAGATTTGGCATACAAGCCGTTTGTAAAGACTGAAGATACAGACCTAACCTATCTGCGGAACACTATGCGGAAGCGTCGTAGACTTCAAAAGGTTCAAATCAAGCAGATGACGTTTTTTATTGACCCCGATACGAAAGAGGTATTTGATGGACCAGCGTTCGATGATAACCAGCGTTTGATGCGCGTTGGTATTCTAACTTCGCCTACGCAGATCCAGTGGTTGACTGCTTAAGAACATCCTCAAGCCAGTTGTCGCAGATAGCACCCCAGCTCTTGAACTGATAGTCCGCTACATTCTTCTTGCGAACATCGATATTATTGATCATCCGAGTAATCGCATCTCCAACAGCGGATGCATCAAAGGAAGGTGCCCAAGACCCAAGCGGCATAGAACCGGCGAAATATACGCGATCTCCTGGAGCAACAAATTCGGCAACATCTTCGTTCAGGAATGAACGATAGCTGCCGATGTCCGTTACAATCTGAGGAGCGCCCGTATACATATGCTCCAGCTGGCACAATCCAAATCCTTCTCCATCCGAGGTATTGATACCGATATCCGCGATGTTGTAGAGCGTATTAATTCCAGCATCGTCGATTGCGTTTGCTGCCGCCGTGTCTACCAACATAAGCCGCTGAAGGTGGTTCTGTCCGAGACCGTGCTTGGCTAGCTCCTCTGTGTAGATGCGCTGTGTATCGTAATAGCCTCCTGTTTGGAAATTAATGTTGGTCGCAATGATCAGATAATAAGGAGCATCTGGGTTACGAGCAAGGACATTAACAAATCCGGCGATCGTAAGATCCAACCTCTTACGCTGACTGTTACGATTGGCGTTAAGAAGAATAGTCGCGTCGACAGGGATGTTCATGTTTGTACGAAGAGCCTTACGCGCGTCAGGAGGCATATTCGTGAATACCATAGGATCGATTGCGTGTTCAAGAATACCAACATCCGGCGATGGTCCGTAGTTTGCGTACTTGTTCTTCCAGATCTCCGTGAAACAATAAACCTTGTCCGCCTGACTATTGATCTTATCCATCAACGGCTGGGCAATTCCATCATAAACCTGGTCGACATAAACCCACAGCTTGTACGGCGACTTACCGCGCTCGTGCTTCATGCTCTCAATAAACTTGTAGATAACCAGAGGGTCATTGTAGATCATCACTACGTCAGGCTGAACCATTTCCAGATACTCATGAACCTTGTTGAACCCGAACCCCTCCTCCTTGGGATCTTCATTTGCCGCCGCGTCGTAGGTGACAACTCCGTCAGGAACCTTGCGAATCCCCCCACGAGATACGTGGCGCTGGAACCCATAATGAAACGTCTTCACCTTCGGGCCCAGCGTAGAAAGCTGTTTGAGCATGTTGTATGCGACCTTGGCATAGCCGGTGGTCTGGTCAATATGCGTGCTAACAAGAACGAACCTCATCTTGTTCTAGAGATGGTATGTGTCTATAAATAACTCATTGGTATTTACAAATGCAAGTAAACTCTGCCCAGGACTATACCACCAGTTTGAAGAGGCGTATTATCGGCGCGACCTTTGTTCAAGATCCGCCGCCAGCGCATCGGAGGTACAACTCTACCTTTATAGCCGTTCTTGCGAACGAGGCGACCACTCAAAACCGGTTTGTGGTTCCGCTCTTCCCGTATGGCGCATCTTATTCGTCAACGTGCTGTGTGTCTGGTATCCGAGGAACTCTCCCGGGTTCTTCAGTCTAAACATTCGGTCTATCTCTAATACAAATGCCCGGTGGCTTGCTTCAACTGGTGGGCGTGGGTGCCCAGAATGAACTAGTCAATGGAAATCCATCCATGACCCATTTTCGTTGTGTTTATCGTCGGCACACGAACTTCGCAATGGAACATATTCGCATGGGGTTTTCCTCGTCGAACCTAGAGTTCTCTGCAACGGGAACCCGGACAATCTCGTGCCGAATTGATCGGTATGCCCAGCTAATACACGATTCTTATCTGGTCCTCACCCTTCCAGATATTTGGTCGCCTATGCAATACCTTGGTACGGTTGCTCCTCCGGAGAACTACAATCCTAACTCAAACTCGATCGGATATGAGTTCGAGTGGATCAAAAACGTTGGATACAATATGATCGATCACGTTGATGTTACGATGAATGGGCAAGTCATTCAGCGTCTTGACGGAGAATGGTTGAAGTTCTATTCATACCTCACGCACGACTACAATAAGCGTTTGATTGTCGACCAGATGGTGGGCAATGTTCCCGAGCTATACGATCCCGCAAACGCGTACGACCGCGTCAACCAATACCCACACGCAATAACTCCCACGGAAACTCCGACGGAACTTCCGAATACGACCGTACCTGAGCCCTCTATTCGGTCTCGGCAGTTGGTAGTCCCGTTACATTTCTGGTTCTGCGAAAATCCTGGTCTAGCCCTCCCGCTCGTATCGCTTCAGAACTCTGAAGTCTATATTAACGTCACGCTGCGAAACATCAATGATTTGTACACCGTGATTGATGTAATTCCCAACGCAATTGTTGCAACTGTAACCGGGGCATCATCCTCGGGTGGCTATATAACCTATACGACCGCGACCGCACATGGGCTCGCAGCTGGCGACGTCGTGAGTATTGTTCAACTTTCCGTTATAAACTTTAACTTGTCCAACGTCACCATATCAAGCGTGACATCCAATACATTTACGGTCGTAAGTGGTGCAACGGGTCCCACCGTAACTGGCGAAACTGGAATTGTAACGGGAGCCGCGAAAAATCCAACGTATGGACAGCGTGTTCGACCAGTCAACTTCCCGTTGTCGCTGTTCTTGTCTCCGCCACTAGCGCAGGGCAATCCTAGCAACCCTCGGCTTACCACATTCTTCCCAGATCCGTATATCGAGGGGAACTTCATATACTTAACAGAAATGGAGATGAACCAACTTGCCCAGGCAGATCAGACGTTCCTGGTAAAGACGGTTCGACGCGTAACAAAAGAAGGGCAATATGGTGGAAATTCCGATCTGGAACTTCCGATGTTCAACTTGGTAACTCGGGTTGTATTCGCAAGCCAGAGATCGGACAAACTTTCGATAAACGACTGGGACAATTATACAAATTGGGACAATCCAAATCGTGCGCCATGGACTGCGGCAACCACGGATGTTGAGACCGCTATCTATTCGTCTGGACAGCAACAGATAACCTCTGTGTTTCCTCGAGACCCGGTGATTGATGGGCTAATCATGTTTGACGGAAAAGAGCGCTTCCAAACAAAGCCATTGCCTTTTTTCTCTCTTCTTCAGATGTATCGGCATACAACGGGAAATGCGCCTACGATCCCCGGCGTATACATGTATTCGTTTGCACTTGATCATGACCAGTACCAGCCATCTGGTGCTGCGAACGGGAGTATGTTCAATAAAGTGACGTTGCGACTGACTATGCAACAGCCCCTGCCTCTCTTGGTAACTCCGGAAGGCGCGAACACCAGCACGGAGGTATGCGTTCTGAAATCCACGCTATTCAGCCCAAATCCTGTTATCATCCCTGCAGCACAGAGGGGACTATACGCGGCTGGCGACCTTACCACCGTGATCCAGAACAACAACAACGTTATCTTTACATACACCTACAATGCTACCGCATATGTTGAATCGATAAACTTCCTACGTATCGTATCCGGTCTCGGAAATCTTGTATTCGCTTCGTAACAATGGCGTACATCGAATCTGCCACTTTCGGGGACGAAATAACCAATCGAGACATTACCGATTCTTTCAGGAAGAAGTTTGGTGACGGCACAAAGGACGTTGACATTCCGGTTGATTCGTCTCTTATTCCAATGTTTGAGACGACCCAGAAGGTCAGCCTTACTCGCCCCGAATTAGACGACATCAAGGATATTGCGGAGAAGCAATGTGGTAGTTCGAACGACATGCGATGTATCGATTCTGTAACGGCAAAGCTCCAGGCAGCTGCTATAGAAGACAAACGCCGCCTCGGTCAGTCAAGTGCAAACGCAGTAAAGGGTAGAAGGCTGACTGTAAAAATACAAGACGATGGCGAAATGAGAACATTTGTAGTTCCAGATGGTCAGAATTTCAAGATGCCCGGAGGACAGGGCGTCAAGGGAAGTGAGGATCAGGCAGATTATTCACTTCCTACGTTGAGCGACACGGCGATGCAAGCGTTGAAGATAGTCGGGACAATCGTACTAACCTTTGGATATGTATTTAGTATTGCAGCGACATATCGTACATTCATTCAAGCGGGGTATACGTATGTCGGGTATGCCGCCACAGCTGCCGCTGCGTTTTTCCCATATTCTGGATTTCTGATCATGGTTGCCTTTTTTGCTGTCACGACTGCTATGAAGAAAACTGGAGAGTAAACAATGCTAGAGCTTCGTTGGATCGCCGCCGGTGCGATTTTTGGGCTGTTGATTTCTACGGTCCTTGTTCCCCCAAGCCGAAAAAAGACTTCCGTCCCCCAGCCTCACGATGAAAGCGTATACT